GAGGGGTGGCTGCCCAGCCCGCTGGTGTCCAGCACCGCCTTGAGCTCCTGCGCCTCATTGGCGGGCAGGAGAGCAAACACCTTGTTGGCCGTTGCCAAGGTCGCGGCCAGCTTGTCGCCGCCCATCTCCTTGTCAGCACGCACCGCATCGGCCCATTGGGTTTTGATGGCTTCGTGCTGTTCTGCGCGCTTCACATCGAGATCCGTTGCCATGTCGACAATGGCTTGCGCCTTGTCAGCCGGCAGCTTCAACTCTTTGGCAAGCGCAGTGAATTGCTCCAGGCGTTGCGGGTCGAGCGTGATCCCTTCCGGGGTCGTGAACTCGTAGGCAATCTCTGGCGCAGCTTCAGGTGCAGCGGGTTGGGTGTCAGCAGCAGCAGGCGCGGGGGCCGCTGCGGCAGGTGCAGATGCAGGTGCTGGTGTGGGCACATTCGCCACGGCGGCGCCAGCGTCGGGGGTCGCTGTGCTGGGCGCGTCGGCGGGGGTTGCGGTGTCAAGCATCGGTCTTCGATTCCTTCAGCATCGTGAGGAAGGCATCCGGTGCGTGCTCCATGATCTCGGCGAGTAACGCCTGACCCATCTTCATCTCACCACACTGGGCCGCCATGAGGCTGCCCGAGGTGTGAAACGGATTCCGAAACACGCCCGCTCTTGCCATCCACGCCCAGGCCAAACGGCGGCCCGGTTTGTGTGCCACTAGCCACTTGAGGTCTTCGACGGCTTGCCGTTGCTTGAGGGCATCCGTGCGCTCTGATGCGCTAACGTCAGCGTCAAGCTCGCGGGTGTCGGTTGGATCTCGCGGGGCTGTCATTGCGCCGCAAGTGTGTGAGGGGCTTGGCGCTTCAAACGCCGATGGCTAGCGCCTGCGGCGGCGCAGGAGGATCGAGAGCCCAGCGACCGATGGCGCCACTCCACCGCCCGCGAGCAAGTGCTGCATGGCCGTGGCCGTGCCCAGGCCCGAGCGCACCACCATCTTGGCGCCGGCTGTTGCCCCGCTCGCCAGGGCAGAGAGGTGCGCGCCCGCTGACCGGGTGGACAGGCCCGATAGAAACGCGAGCCGATCCCCGGTGGTCATGGCAGGCTAAACGCCCACACTGCGGCTGCGATCTCGGCAGCGGTTGGGCCGCTGCCACCCCCGCCCACGATGAGGCCAGCCGAATTGCCGATGAGCAAGCTCACTTGGTTCACGTTCTTGACATCGGCCACGTTGTGGTTGGCCCCCACGCAGCGCACCGTATAGGGCGAGCCCGTGTCTTGGAAGGTGATGGTGTACCCGTTGATGATCTCGAAGGTGCGCGCATAGGTAACACCCGAGAGCGTCACCTCGGCGTTGTGCCTGTGCGTGTCGAGGTTCGCCATGCCATCCGCACTGTCCTCGATGTCTTTCAGCGCCAAACGAAAGGTGTTCACGTTCAACTCGTACAGGCTCCCGCTCACAAACGTGAGGTCGGCCTGGGGGATGCTGATGACCTTGGTGGCCCAGTTGATCGTGATAGCCATGCGCGCCTCAGTCCGGGGTGCGGATGGCGTTCACGCTGCCGCCCGTTGCGCCCAGCGTTGCCGTGGTCTCGAAAGTTTTGATAGGCGTCACCCCACCATCGCGCACGCGCACGAACAGTGTGCGGTCGGCTGCATAGACCACCGTGAAGCTCTCGGTGGTGTTGGCCGCCAGCTTGTCGATGTAGGCCAGATAGGCAGGCGCACCGTTCGCCGCGTTGTTGCTGCTGAAATTGGTGGACGAGATGGTGAAGGTGCGGGTGCCCCCGTTGAATGCAGAGTAGGCGTGCCGGCTCGTTGCGCCGTTTGCGCGCCGAATGCGCAGTGTCCCGCTCGCCGGTGTGTCGGCAGGGATTGCCTCGTTCACCACCACCGCAGTGACGGCAGCGCCGGTCAGTGCGCCGTTCAAGGTGAACTGGTCGTCGTCCAGTAGGCCGCCACTGGCAGGCCCCACCATCACCGAGTCTTCACCAATCACCAGCCCATTGACCGAGAACTGCACATTGGTCGGCGGGGTGCGCAGGGTGCCGGTCAGGTCGAACACCTTGTCGGTGCCCGCAAGGTCGCCGGCCTCAATACCGAAGCCGAAAGCGCCGATCAGCGCAGAGCCGGTGGACAGGCCGCAGAACGGGAACGAGAGAGGCCGCTCCACAACGGTCACGTTGACTTGGCAGGTCGCGCCGCTGGTGCCGCCCGTGATGACTTGGTTATCGGTCGGGGGTACACCAGTCAGGAGCTGAATCCACATCTTCGACGCGGCGTTCACATCGTTGACGGCCAGCATCTGCCCAGTGCCTCCGCTCCAGCTCACTGCCTCGAAGGCGCTGAAGTCGGTCGCGCCTTGGCTATCGACGTTGATTTCGTGCGTGATGCCCCGGAACAGTTCCCCGTTCAGCCCGTAGAGCGTGCTGGAAGACCCTCGGCGGGTGAGCCACTTCATGCGCTCGTAGAACTGCGAGATGGTGCGGCTGGCCCGGTCCCACTTGGAGTAGTAAAACTCGTTGGTGCTGTCACCGTTGGCGTCAATGGCGTTGTATCCCTGGGTGATGTTGTTCACATCACTCCACGTTGCCACCGTGGCCTCGGCGGTGTCGTTGTTCAAGTCATCGGCAAAGGTCAGCGCGGCGACGTTGATGCCGCGCCCGGTGCCGTTGATCTTGAAATCGCTGTAACTGTTGCCGAACTCGCGGGTTTGGAGCAGCAGGCGGCGACCGTCGATGTCTGCGCCACCAGTGCGAACCTTGACCATGAAGCGATGCGATACCCCGTTTGCCGGGTCGGGGTTCAAACCCTTCAAGCTGCCGCCGAAGGGCACCGTGTTCCAAAAGTCGTTGGCGATGATGGCGGCGTTCTGCACCACTTCGACATGCGCGCCTGCGCCGGCAATCACTTGCAAGCCGTCATAGATCGTTGCGCCTGCTGCCTGGATGATCGAGCCGCCGAACAGGTGCTCGGCTGCCGTGTCGTCGATGTTGTACCCGTTCACCAGGGTGATGATGGTGTCGAACGACTTGTCGCTGGGCGTTTCCTTGCTGATGTCCAGCAAGTCATCGCCGCTCGAAGTTTGATCGTCGGCCAAGCCGCCCAGCCAGCGGTGGAACTCCAGCACCGTGTAATAGCCGGAGCCGCTGGCGCCATGCGCTGCGCCGATGTATCGGATATCTTTATCCGCTTGAATTTCAAAGTCGGTGTCAATGGGCATGGTCTACCTCAATCGGGAATCTGGCTGACAAAAATCGACTGGCTACCCACCACTGCGGTAGCCAGCGTTTCGTAGGGTCTGTAAAACGGGGCGCTGGTGCCCTTGCGCACCTTGATGCGCAGATCATTCGACGCGCTGCCAGCAGTGAAAGCCGGCACGTTGAAAGTCTCGGAACTGCTCGCCGCCACCCGGTACTCAATGAGCGCGCCGGCCTGCGTTTCCACCCGGATGGCCGAACCCACCACCAGGTTGGTCAGCGTCAAAGCGAAGGTGCCGATTGAATCGGTCGGCAGGCGCTTCACACCGAAGGACGCAATGCCCGCAACTGGCTCCAGGCCCAGCCGCGCGGCGTCGTAGCTGCGCAGGGCTTGCCCGCTCTTGAACCCGAGTTGAATCTGGTGCATCAGCTCAGCCCAATCTCAGGATCAACGTAGATCTGGATGCCGGCGCCGCCCGGAGGCACACCGTAAGCCTCTAAGTACACGGCCACTTCAGTGCCGGTCTTGATGGCCGCCGAGGTCGTGATGGACAAGCGCCGCGCCGTGTGGCTCGGGTAGTTCGCCATGCCGGCCCAAGTGTTCGTCGGGGTCGTGAGCGCCGAGGCCAGGCCAAACGTGGTTTCAGTGCGCGCCAGGTTGTCGGTGCCGATGTAGTGCAGCCGCAGCACCACGTCACGGGCCGTCAGCGCCACGGGGCTCAGGAAGTCCAGCGTTACCGTTCGCACGCCGCTGACCAGGCGGTTCATGGTGGACAGGCGCGGCGTGACGAGGTTGCTCAGGAGGTTCACCGTCGAAGCGAACCAATCCAGTTTGAGCGCCCACGGGGTCACGTTGTCCATCAGCAGCGCGGAGCGCGTTGGGTAAGCCGGGGCTGCGTCGGGGTTCCAATCAACAACCCCAGCGCGGTACTCGTAGCGGAAGCCCAGGCCAGCATCGGCGCTGGTTGTCACTGCGGTTTGGGTGTTTGGCCCCTGCTGCTCCGCAGCCGAGAGGTTTGCATACGCCCCAAGCGTGATGCCGGTGCAGGCTTCGGCCACCAACTCGGTGCCAACACCGTAAGTGCCCGGCGCCCACACGCGGTAACGTCCAAACGCCCAGCCGCTGACTTGCACGCCAATCAGGCGAATGGTCGCCCCGGCGCCGGCAGCGCCGTTCACCACCACGCCAGGGTCGCCGCCCGCCGTGTGGTTGTTGACGATGCGCCCGCCCTCCCAAATGATCGAGCCATCCACGCTGCTGACGTTGATCGAGCCGGCCCAAGTGGTGCGCGCCACGTTGTCAATGAAATCAACATCCTTGAAGCGCAGCCCGCAAAAGATCGAAGCGCCTTGCAGTCTCAAGTTGCTGACCGTCGAAGGAACTGCCGCAGCCTGCTCAAAAATCACCCCTTGCCATAGGGCTGCTGCGCGGCTGCCGCTGCTGGAGTTTGGAGCCAGCAGGAACTGGCCGGTCGTGGAGCTGATCTGCCGGAAGCACAAGGCGCCCTTGCGAATGCAGCGCACGCTTTTGAACTGGGCGGCAGTGTTGGGCAGCAAGCGCAGTTGAACGTCAGTCGTCGTCGTCGCAAACGTGATGAGCACTTGCCCCAGGCCCGTGTCACCCGTCCAAACCGTGTTCGAGTCAAAGACAAGGTGATGCGAATAGTTCGGCGTGCCGATGGCCGGGAAGGTATTGGAGGCGCAGGCAATCGTGATGCCGGTTTTGGTGCGCGCCCAAATGGTGTCGTTCAGGGTCGGGGTGTTCTGCGCCGTCAGGGCGTCATGCCGAACCGGGCAAATGGGCAAGGCTGCCACCATCACCCCGTAGGCCAAGGCGGCAAGGCTGCTACCGGCGCCAATGGCTGCCGGGTTCATTAGCCAGCCCCAGCACCCGCCGCTGCCGCCTGCAAACAGCGCAGGGAGTGAGGTGCTGCTGGCCCAGCCAGAGGCCGTCACCGCGCAGTTGGCATTGTTCGCGCCGTTCAGTGCGGCGCTGCCCACGCGCATCATGATTTCGAGCGTCGTGCCGCTGGTGGCGCGGGCAAACACGAGGTTGCGGAGCTGCGGGATGCCCGTGGCTACGGTAGCGCCAACTGCGGTCGAACTGGCGTTGATTGCCGCCACCAAGTTCGCAAGCGAGTTTGTGAGCGCAGCGCCCACGTTGAACTGGTTGCCCGTGGCGCCGCTGGCCACCGCAGTGAACACCACCCCGCAAACCGTCACCGTGTTGGTCGCGGCAGCATTGGCCGTGAACACCACGCTGACCGTGCTGGATGCCGTGGCCGCAGTCGATGCGCTGCCATCGCCCTCTTGGGGCACGCCCCAGGTGGGGGCCGCGCCCAGGTTCGTGGCGTATGCGCCGTGATCGACGTAATAACTCGACATTACACGCGCTCCCGATACCGTTCAATCTCAGTGATCGGGCCATCCAGAATCGCAGCAGCGCGGCCTGGCGCAATGAGCCCAGCGCCTTCGAGCTGCTGCACGCCAACGCGGGTTTCTGTCCGGGTCAGGTCAATCCACAAGGCCACTTCCTGGTCTTTCATGCTGGCCCGCAAGCTCGCGGCCATTGCTCGCTGGTCCATTGGCGCAGTGGGCACATCGAGCGCGGCAATCTCCAGGCCCACCTTCTCGTTTGGGCTGAACCTGTTTCGGAAGGCCAGCAGCGTGATACGCCGATCTTCAGGCGGAGGGGGCGGAGGGGCTGGCGGCGGCGGTGCCTCGGTGTGGTCGTGCGTGGCGAACTCAAAGCCAGCCCACTCCACCGGCTCCGTGTGCTGGTAGCGGTAGCGCTCTTGGCCGTCGCTCTTGCGCGTGACGATGTAGGTTTTCACAGCACCATCCAGCTTTCCATTGGGCTCACGCCGCGTTTTTCCAGGCGCCAGCGGCGCCGGCCTGCCCAGTCGAGCGCAGCCTCTAGCAGCTCGCTGCAATACCAGCGGCGCGGGTCATCCCATCGGGTGCGCCAGGGCACGCCAATGGCTGCGAGGTAGTCGTAAGGCTTGCCGATCTGCGCACGCGCAAACGCAAGGCCGAGGCCCGGGTTTTCGCATGCGATCTCGACGAACTGGTGGCGGGGGTATCGCTTGCACCACTCTTCAAGCGGGGTTGCCACCACGCCCTTGAACGTCATCGCTTCGATTACCTCTACGCGCTCCGCGTCATAGATGGCGCAGTGGCTCCACCGCGCGCCGCCCGTGAAAAGCCTCGTCAGGAACGAAGGCAGCGAGGTGCGGCGCGAGAAGCAAGCGATGAGGTGGGCCATCAGTCCACCAGCTTCGCTAGATACGCCCTCGCCTTCGCCGCCCGCTTGTCGAGCTCCACGCACTCAACCTCAAGCGCGTCACGCTTTGCCGTGGCCTGCTGGGTCTCTGCCTGGGCAGCAGCGAGCAGCGCCTGGGCCTGGGCCTTGATGCCCTCGGCTGCCAGCTCGATGTTGACCGCTTGGGTCTGCGCATCGGCCACCAATGCCATTGCCTTGGCGCTGGCTGCTGCTGCGGCCTGCTCCGCCTGCTGTGCAGTTTCTGCACGCACGCGCAGGGCTTCCAGCTCGGCGGCCTCGATGGCGTTGTGCGCTGCGGTCAGCTCATCGCGCAGCTTGGCGAGCGAAGCATTGCACTCGGCTTCGGCTTGCTGGAGCGAGCCCACCCGCTCGAACGCATCGGCCACCTCGGCGATGCCGGCAAAGCCGCGCAGCAGTCGGCGCGCGTCATCGGCAGCCTTCAAGTTGGAATTGCTCATGGGGTCACTCCTTCAGAAGCATGTGGACGGTGATGGCCGTCGTGCCATCACCAGCGGTCACGCGGGGCCGCACATAGGCGGTGGCCTCGGTCACCATCTCGATCTTTGGGCCGGTCAGGTTCAGGTCGTTGCCCTGGGGGTCGGTCAGCACGGCCCAGGTCACCCCGTCATTGCTGCCCTCAATCCGCACCGAGCCGCCCGAGCCGAAGGTGCCTGACACCTGCACGCTCTTGTCGGTGTACTGAGAGAAGCCGATGCGCTCGCCGTCTTCCCCATTGGGGAGCGCGAGCCATTCAGCCACGAAGGCCAGCCGGTTGCCGGTCGGGATACGGGTGTGTGAGATGGGCATGTTTAGACCTCAGTGGGTGCGCCATAGCCTTGGAACATCGCCATGACTTCGGAGAGTTGATCGGGGTTCACTTCGCTCGCGGCCTTGGCAGCGCCGGCCATCGCGGGGGCGCTTTCCACGGCTTGCTGGGCTTGCTGGGCTTGCGCCTCGGCCTGCATGGCGGCGCCGGCTTGTTCGTCGTCGCGCACCAGCTCGGGGTTTACCCCGTAGGTTTCCGCGTAGTCGTCCACCACTTGCAGCGCGTTGATCTTGTGCCGTGCCTCGGGCCAGAGCTGCGACATGGTGCCCACGGTGGACAAGAGCCGGTCGATGCCTTGGGCACTGGCAATGCGCTGGGCCTGGGCCAAGGTGCTGATGAACTCCACATCGAGCTGCATGTCTTGCAGCTCGGGCGGTGGCTCGGGCAGGATGTTGGCCTCCACTGCACGCTCGAACGCGATGTCGATGAGGGGGCTCAGTAGCTCGTTGTGCAGGCGCTCCAGCACGGGGCCGAGCATCAGCAGCTTTTCCTCATGCCGCTCGGCCACCTCGGTGGCGGTCACCCCGCTGCGGGTGTCGTTCGCCAGCATCAAGAACATGTCCTCGTAGTAGGCCGAGCGAATGCGCCCGCGCACATCGTTGATGTCTTCGAGCAGGTACTGCAAGGGCAGGTTCACCTCGAACGCGGTGCGAATGCCGCCGCCTGGGCTGTTCTGGTCGTAGTAGCTCACGCCACCCGGCAAGCGGGCTTTGGCGTTGTCCTTGAGCGTGACGGGCACTTGCAACGGGGGGTTGCTCATGTAGTCAATGGCTTGGCTCTTGCGCAACTGCTGGTGCTGCAACTGCTTCACATCACCCAAGCACTCCATGCCTGGGGAGTGGCCGTAAATGTCGCCGCTGACGGTCTCCCAGCGTGGGCACAGCGCAGGAAAGCGCCTGTAGCCCGACTCGCGCAGGTATCGCTCGGTGTTGCTCTGGCCCGCCTCAAAGTAGCAGGACGAAAAGGGCATGTTCTTGGCGTCACGCTTGGCTTGGTCGCGGTCAGTGCGCGGCTCAATGAGGTGCACCACCGGCACCCAGCAATCGAACTTGCCCCGGTCCACAAGGTTCTGCACCGTGGGGCTCAGGGCATCGCGCCCGAACTGCTTGAGCATCTGGCCGGCGGTCATCTCGTACTCGCGCGCCAGCGTGTCCACGATGCCCCGGTGGTCGGTGGCAATGGCGAACTCGCCAATGGTCAGCGGGTGGTGGTGGATGACGGTATCGAAGTCGGCTTCCACCATCGTGGCCCAACTGCCGAAGAGGCCCAGCTCGCTGTACCCCTGTTGCAAAGCCCGGTAGGTGTTGGACTTGGTGAAGATGTCGCGCAGCAGGCCGCCCGTTTGGTGCAGCCATGTCTTAACGGCTGCCTTCTCCATCAGCTCCTTGTCGGCCAGCGCCAGCCGGAACCAGGGCCGCGCGGGGCTCGTCATGCCCGACATCAGGCCGGCAGCCAGCGTGCGCTGCGCACCCAGGGGCGTGCGGTCATAGATGGACTGGTGGCGTTTCTCGCCCTTGTTGCGGTCGGAGGCCACGAAGCGGCCCGCACGGGGCTGCTGGTACTCGGCAATCTCGCGCCAGTGCGCCATCCAGCTCGCGCGCTCCAGGCGCAAGGCGCTGATGCGCTGCCGCTTGAGTTGAAGCGCAGTCAGCCCCTCGCCCATTACGACCCCAGCAGCGTGGTCTTGCCCGCCGAAGTGCCCACCGAGTCAATGCCCGATGCCCCAGTCAGCAGGGTGCCGCCACCCGCGAGCGAGCGCTTGCGGCGCGCGTCACGAATGGCTTGGATGTCGGGGGTCTTGGCGTCTTGAACGGGGTCGGGAGCCTTCGGGGCTGCCGGTCGGGACATGCACATGGGCAAGGCTCCTGCAATTTGCAGGCAAGTATTTGCGCCCTCCCCCGCATCAAACGCCCGTCAGCCCCGCATGGCATCCATCGGGTCGTAGTTCAGCGTGTCGCCCGTGCTGGGCTGGTACTCAGGCGGCAGCGCGTACTCAGGCACCGGCTGCGCAAAGGTCAGCGCAATGGCATCGCCATCGTCAGGGCTTGCCAAGCCGCGCTTCTTCATGCTCTCCTTGCTCTCCAGCAAGATGGTGTCGTCAGGCCGGAACCCGTACTCCACGCTGGTGATGTCCGTCGCCAAGGTCTCATCCCGTGGCAGCCGGCCAATCTCCAGCCACGCCTTGAGCCGGCCCCACATCTCTGCGCGCTTGTTCGCGTACTTCTTTGAGTCGTCGGCCTTCGCCCCGAACTGCACCTCGATGACATCCCGCCGAAGCTGGCGCAGCCGGTCCACCACGCCGCCACCCACGCCGCCACCGTCCACGAACACCACCACGCGCAGATCCAGGCGCTCCAGTTCGTCGATGTGCTCCGACACCTTGGAAGCCATCTGCATGGTGTCCAGGCCCCTGAACCGCTTGATGGGCACCACATCGCCATCGCGGCCCACGCGGGTGAATATCACGCTGGAGTCATCGCCGAACCGGGCAACGTCCACGCCCACGGCAGCGGTGCGGCCCGATGCGCGCTCCTTCTCGCCCGTGTTGCGCGCCATCGCACCATCCACCAAGTCCCGGCCAATGAACTGGGTCGAGCTGGCCCGGGGGAAGATGCCCCGCACGCGAACCCGCACGAAGTCACTGTCTTCGCCATAGTCAGCCACCCAGCCATTGAGCAAGGGCTTGTTGGTGATGGCGACCGAGCGGCTATCAATCTGCCGGGTGTTCCATCGGTGGCGCTGCTTGCCGAAGCACTCGGCAAAGGCGCCCGTGTTGCGGGTGGGGTTCCCGAAGGCGAAGTGCATGGGCTCGCCGTCCGTTTTTCCGCCCTCGGCCACTTCCCATATCTTGGCGGGTATGGCGCTGGCCTCATCGAACAAGTACCAGGGCGTGCTGCTGGCTGCGTGCAAGCCGGCAAAGCTCTCGCTGTTTTCCTCCCGCGAGGTCTGCGCATCCACGCGCCAGCTCTCGGGGTGGTCGTTGTGCACCAAGCGCATCGCGCCCTTGCCCGTGGTGATGGTGAACCAGTGCTTGTTGATGGCCCGGCTCAACCACGCCGCCACGCCGGCCCAGGTCTTGCTGGATAGCTGCTCGCCCGTGTTGGCGGTCACCACGCCCTTGGAGTGGGGGCGCGTGGACATGACCCAAAGGGTCAGCCACGCCGCCATCGCCGACTTGCCAATGCCGTGGCCCGAGCTCACCGCGAACTGGATCGGGGGCACGGGGGTGATGCCATCAAAGCCGCGCGCCTTCACCTGGGCGCCCACCTCATCCAGCAGCTCGCAGGCCCACGCATCGGGGCCGTAAGCGCTCTTGTAGCGGCTCGCCCAGGGCTCCGGCAGGGGGACGATCTGCAAGCTCGCGTCAGAGCACCAGGGGAACGCATAGAGCACGAAGCCCAAGGGGTCAGCGTAGAACTGCCCCAGGTCAGCAGCCAGCGCCGCGTCCAGTTCACTTGAGTCCACTGCGCGCCCTTGCTGCCGTCAGTGAGGCCGCGATGTCCACGCTGCCGCTGTGCTCCACCTTGGTGAGATCCCCGTACCGCTTGGGGTCCCACTTCGCCAAGAGCTTCAAGCGGGTGTCCACCCGCAGCTTGCTGCGCGCAATCCACTCCGAATCGGGCCGCTCGCCCTGCTCCGTGTGGATGGTGTCGCGGCTGGTCTCGTCGGCAATGGCTAGGCAATCCTCGGCAATGACATCGAAGCCCCGCGCGCGCGCCTGCGCGATGCCCACGGCAAACTCTTTGTGAGCAGCAATCCAGTCGTACACCGTGTTGTAGCCCGGCATGCCTGCCTCGCGGCAGATGGAGGCCAGCGTTTCGCCCTTAGCAAGCCGCTCGCAGATCAATGCGCCGCGCTCCTTGGTGTAGGTGCTGACTCGCCCAGGCGGGCGCTTCTTCACCGGCACCTTGGCCTTTGCTTTCGTCGCCATGTCTTACCCCTTGTCCTTAACTCGTACCAGTTTCGCCATGCACTGGGCTCTTATGCGCCCGTAGCAGATGTCGCGCACCGTGGAAGTGCTCACACCGCCCTCGATGTCATCAAACTTCGACGCGATGACTGGGAAGCTCAGGCCCGACTCGCGCAGCGCCAGGATGAGCGTCACATCGTCCTCGGTCAGCTTGCACCCGGGATGGCTCTCGCCAATGCGCCGCCCCCGAGCGTTCAGAATGAGTAACTTCCTGTCTCTGAGCTTCACCATGTTCGACCTTTCAAATGAAAACTGAGTTGCGCCCCGGGGTTGCCGTATTGCTGTTCGTCGTCGGGCTTTGGGCCGGCATGGCGCCGCCGCTGGTGGTCGCAGGCTTTGATGTGATGGGCTCGCCCATCTTCCAAACGATGTTCGGCATCTACTTCGTCGTGGCCGGGTTTGGCCTGGAGCACATCGGCGAGAAGAGGCCAGCACCGCGAGCAGCCTTCAAGCGCTGGGTGGCCGGCCACCCCTATCTCGCCGTGCTCACCGGCTCTGCGGTGATGTCGCTGTTTGCCACCACCGTGGCCTGCGGCTATGCCGCGCTGCACTGGCCCACCTGGGCTCAAGTCGTGCTCACCATCCCTGCCGGGCTTTACTTGACTTGGCGGCCTTTGGATCGGCTCGTCAGGTCCACCTGATTTTGTAAAACTTTGCAGCTTCAAAGAGCTTGCAAAACTTTGCAGATAGCTGCCCCACACCCCAATGTTTTGTGCCCCCTTTCCCCCTCCCTCTAAAGAGGGAAGGGGCAGCGGGGGCAGTGGCGGGCCTCCCCTTCTGCCCCCGAGGGGTAAGCAAGGGGCAGAAGGGGCAGTAAAAAATTGCACGTTCACAGCACCGCCACCTCGCCGCCAGCCAGCGAAATGCGCCCCACGCCCACCAGCGCCTCGATCGCGCGCATGGCAAGTTCGCGCCGTTTGTCCCGCTTGCCCTGCTCAGGTGCCGGCATCTCAGCCACCGCTGCATCGATCAACTGGGCCGGTGTGAGGGCGCCCGGCAGGTCCAGCAAGCTCTGAGCCACCCGCAGCACGGTCTGCTGCCATACCCCTTTGGGCTCGGCCTTGGCCGCCGCCCGGGGGCCGCTTGCATTGGCCTTGAGCACGCAGGAGGTGATGTCGTCGCCATCCGCGTCTTGCCCCAGCACCACGGTCTCAAGCTGGAAGCCATACTCTTCACCCTCGCCTTCACCGTCCTTGAGCTTGCTGACGGTGGCAGCACGGTGGTGCCCGCTGCGTTGCACTTGGATCTCAACATCGAGCGCACCCTTGATGCCCGACCAGCCCCGCAAGCCCCGGCTCTCGTCCTTGCCTGCGTGGGCCACCAGCACCACCATCGCGCCCGTGGCCTTGTGGAGTGCCTTGCAGTGGCCCAGCGCGCGGCCCATGTCCTCGCCGCTGTTTTCGTTGGCGCCTGGGGTGACCTGGGCCAAGGTGTCCACCACGATGAGCTTCAAGGGCGGCAGCAAGCGCAACGCAGCAATGAGATCCGCCACATCCTTGCGCTCCAGCAGGTTGGGTGCATCGCCCAGGATGTGCAAG